AATCGTCGGAATATTTATGTTTTTTCAAAAACATACAAATAAAATAACCTATATATTTTTTTCTATAAAAATATTCAAATTAAAAGAGGTGCAATGTGCAATACGAATTTTAATTGGGTATAATTATTAAATTTATCATAAATTAATTCAACTTTTTTATGATAAATTAATTAACACTAATCCTATTCCAATACCTAAAATTATAGAACAAGGAAGCATAACTTCAAATGGCACTGAATATTCAAACTTATCAATAAGGATTTTGGAATCGTCGCTTACATGTATTTCATCGTTGTCTTTATAAACATAAACTGAATCAATTAATTCTCCATTTAAAACTTTAACATTTAATACACTTGGATCTAGTGTCATAATATTGTATTGTTTAAGAATTTCATCTCTTTTTAATATTGATTCAGTAAATTTATATTTTGTTGATGGGTAAAAGTTTGAAATTGCTTTTATATCCAAATTAGATTTATTTGTCCACAAATTGTAATCATAAATTACAAGATCTTTGTAACCTTTAGTTGTTGGTTGTTCAACCAAAATTTTAGTTTTTCTAATTGTGATATTTTCAAGTGTAATATTTTTTAACATTTTACAGTTTATGAATTGTTTTCTAATAATTGGAGATAATCCACCACCAATTAATGAAATGCCAATAATTAAAGTCATAAATAAATTGATTGATTAATTAAATAACTTTTTAAAATTTCAATTTTTTGATTTTGCGTTTTTCTAATAATAAAATTTGATAAATATATGTTTTATTGAATTATCAAATTACATATGTTTGTAGTTAATGTTAAAGTTTAATATATTAAACCTAAATATTCAAATTTAAAAGAATGGTGTTGTGATAAAAACAATACGTATATTGGACGCAAAGGTTCAGTTTTTATTGATGGTGCACGATATCCTAGAGATGATTCTATTTTTGCCAATAAATATAAAATTGAAAAAGATGGAACAAGAAATGAAGTTATATCAAAATATAAATCTGATTTGGAAGAAAGACTAAAAAAATCTCCCGTTTTAGTTGTAGAATTATTAAAATTAAAAGATAAGAATTTGGGTTGCTGGTGTCATCCGGAACCATGTCATGGGGATGTTTTATTGGAATTAATCAATAAATATTATAAAATAAGACATCATTATCAACCTCACACAGTTAACTTGAGTGTGCGATTAGGTTTACCATGCCAAAATCTTGTGGTTTTGTAGGCTAAAAACACAGTTTTTATGCTTCGCAAACCTCCTGATTTTGATGGTGAATGTTCGATATGTCAACAAGATTGTAATGAATTATCCGGTTATATGTGTGAAATTTGTTGTAAATGTTATTGCAATGAACATAATTGTGATGAATATACATGCAATTGCACCTATTAATGCAAACATTGTACTACTTCATTTATAAAGTCATTTAAGTTTGTTGAAGTTTGTAATTTATCATCTTTTTTATTTTGTAATTACCATAAAGGATGTGCTATACCTTTTATTTCTTTTTGTATAATTGTTAATTCATCTTTACATACTTATAATTTTATTACTTTGTTGAATAATTTCATCAGTATCATTATATGAATAAGTAAATAGTTGATGCGAACCTAAATCCGGCATAAATTTATTTATTATTATTTTATGAATTAATCGATACAATTTGTATATTTGATCATTATTGCTCAAAACAATTAATTCATCTTCATAATGCTCTTCATACAAACGATTTTTTGGACGTTTGTAAATTAATTTTAGTAATGGTTGCCTCTCAGTTTCATTTATATTGAAATACAATTTAAAAATTGATATGATTTCATCATGATCAAAAGGATATATTGGTATACAATCTATACATCTAATATAATCTTCATCCAAATAACCATGATATAATTTGTATGTAAAATCAATGTAATTATTTTGATTAAAATTATATCTAATAGTACAATATGCATTTTTGTTTTGTTCTTTTTTGTTTAACAATACAAAATTATTTAATATTAAATTGGCTTTTTCTAAATCGTTAGCCACTTCATCAATGTTGTTGAAAGAATCATATAAATCAGGTAATATGTTATAATCTTTTTCAATCATAAAATCAAATAAATCTTTAGAAAGATTAATATTGATGATATAACCTTTATAAATGATATGATTACTAACTATGTATTCTTGAAACATTAAGATGCCATCATAATATACTTCCATAGATATTTTGATATGTGGTTTATATTTGTTTAAAATATCAATAAAGTTATTTTCATCAATTTCGTCACTATTTCTTACATCTATCAAATCTTCATTGAATAAATTTTGTTTCATAAATTATTTTAATATATTTAATTTATAAATTAATCAATTTTTTATAGTTCATGAATATAAGCTGTTCCAGTTAGCTCAAGTGGTAGGTTAAGTCTGATCATTTCGCCATAATTTCCTCTCAAAACATTCGTCTTGTGAAAAAATGTTCTAACTCCACTTGTCATGTTAGAAACAACAGCAAAAAAATCATTGTTCTCAAATCGTCCACGCAAAATAATAACGTTTCTAGGATGAATATAAAAACCATCAAATCTTACAGTAAATGTATGATCATTATGTGTTTGAAACCACTTTCTCAAAAATGATTGAGGACGAATCACATGTTGCCAGTCTTGAGACAAATTGGCTTGATCACTAAAATAAACTCCAATTTTGTCACTTGGAGTGAAGGCATATTCTGACAAATTTTCTCGGGTATGATCTTGAAGTGTGGTTCGCAATTTTTCTTCATCATAGTAAAACTGCAATCCGACAGCCATAGCATAAAGTTGTGTTTTCTTGGTTTCTTTGGATTCCTTCTTGAAAGGCTGAACAAAAATTGGTCTGGTAGAAAGTTTCATAATATTTAAAATATTATATGACATATAAACATTAATAATTTCAATTTTTTTTACCGTGGGTTAGATTCAGTCCATGACAATTTTTTTCAAACAACAAAATATAATAAATAAAAAATTAGAAAAAAATAAATTATAATGCAAATAATAAATATTGCTACAAAAACATTATTTTTGTAGCAATCAAATGTTTGATGATCAAGTGTTTTACAATTCTGACATGATACATTAATTAATGAATTAATGCAAATTTGTTTATAGTTATCATCATAGAAATTAAATTTCATCAAATATCTTTTTTCAATAGTTAATTTCAATCTAATTATCCATTTCTTGAATCCATAAATTGTATTGTCTTTTTTATGGAAATTATATGAATGATAAAGAATATAATTAATTTGATAAATAGATAATTGATTTAATGTTTCACGATTAATTTTCATTTTTTTGTAATATTTATTGTAGTAATAATCATCCAATAAACCTTCTTCCATTTTACAAAATTTATTATTTACAATGTTTACATCCATATTATTTTTTACTATATCATAATATTATAAAATCAATTTTTAAATTCGTCTAATTTTCATACAATTAGGGTACTTTTCTCTACAATACTCCAATAATCTTTCCAAATCTTTTGTTTGAAATTCAATGTTTTCATTTTTAAAAATATGAAATGTTTCATCATTAAATTTTAATGTCAAATTATTGTAAACATATTTATTGTTTAGACAATTAATATTAATGTTATAAAAAATATCATCAAATTTTTTTATCAACAAAAAGAAATCATCAGTGTTTTGTAAAATTCCAAATATCCCATTAAAACTTGACATCATAGTTCTAATGTGTATAGCAGCATTGTATTTTGACATATTTGAGTTAATATCACCTAAACCATGGTAGGACAAGATTAGTTTCATAATCAAGTCAATGCATTGATTGAAATTTTCAATTGTTGTATCAATAATTTCTTTTGATATGGCTTGATTGATATTTATGTTAATTAATTCAGTCAAATAATATTTGTTGTCGACACATAATAAACAATTTTTTATAATTTTCGTTTCAATAATGAATTTGAAAACATAATTATCCTTGACTGGTAGCAAGAAAGTTTTATCATTTAACATTTTGAAACATGAAAAATCATAGCCGAAATAATTTTTAACTATTTCACAATAATAATCATGTTCTTTTTTAGTATTTTTTATAAAATCAACAATAGCATCATATTCTTTTGTTCCAGTATCAGATAATTTATAAATATCATTATCTAAATCAAACATTTCGCTTTCAACTTTAATTTGATATGTAATTGATTCGTTATTTGTAAATATAATTTTATTAAACAAATCTAATTCTAAAAATTCATGTTCGGCAATCAATTTTTGGACTTTATTTATAAATTCACATTTATATTCCATAAATCTTCTTCCAATAACATAATAATTATGAATTGTATCAACCAAATGATAAGCTATATCACTGGTTTTATCATTAAATTTAATTTTTAATTTGATATTTCCTAAATCAAATTTAAATTTATCACTTGTCAATTTAACGTTATCAATATTTTGTAGTTCTTTGACAAAAGATTCTTGTAAGTATTCCATAACATTATTTATATATTCAAAAGCATTTTTATAATTCAATTTTTTTACAATGAATTATTTATTTTTTATTTGATAACCTATAAATGAAGCAAAAGCACAAACGATAATACCCCATAAATTATCCATTAACCATATATTTAATGTCCAATCATTTACAGTTGTCATATTAGTTGCATTATAAACACCATATACAATTAATCCAAACAAACCTCCATTAATTAAACTTTCTTTTTTGTTATTACTTTTATCAATAACATAATTTAAACCCAGTGCTAAAAAAAACCAAGCAATTAACCCATAATAAATTTTAAATTTAGTTGGTCCATTATTAATTTTATCAAATATAACCTGATATTTTGACAATGTCAGTTTGAACCACATAAAATCCATGAAAACTAAAAATAAAAATATTTTTAATATTGATAAATTCATATTATATTACCAAATAAAATAAATTAAAAATATTTTTAATCATTGTCAATATTAAAATTAGTTGTGGTTTTTACTTATTCAATATAATTTGATCATAATGTAAAAGTGTTTTATCATATTTTAATTTAATTTTGTTGATATATTTAATTATTTTTGTTATTTCCAAATCGTAATTGAGTGGAATATATAATATTTTTTTTTTAATTGTACAACAATACTTATATTCTGTCATATCATCAGATATTAAAATTGTTCTTCTTTTTTTATCAAAAAAAATTTTCAAATAAAATATTTGATCTTTGGTATCACATTTATATACCTCATATTTTTCACTTGTTTTCATTATTTGTATTTTATTCATTTTATTTTCCTTTTCACGAACTATATATTCAACTGAATCAAAATGTTTATTTGATTTCACATTCATATTATCATAATAAAAATTTTGATTATCAACCAAAAATAAGTTTTTGGAAGCGGGATGAATTTTTTTATTTGATAAATATTTATTGATTCTCTTTAAAAAATTCATAGTAATAATTTCTATATGTAATAAATATAATAAAATTAATTTGGATTAAATAAAATTGAAAAAATATATTGTTGTTAAATATATATAATTTTTAAATATGGTCGATATTGAGATGAAAGAATATTTACAAAACATTGCTTGCAAAACAAGTTTATTTTTTGAGAAAGAGTGGTCAATTTTGACTATTACTACAAATGCGAAAACTGGTAGAATTTTATTTTGTATACCGGGATTTTCCGAAAAATCTTACACCAATTTTGTTTTGAAGATTAAAGAAGGCATGGGACATATTAAGGATAAATATGATTTCATCATTATTTTAAAGTTTAGTGAAACAGTGAAAAATCAACAAAATATTAGATTAAATGAAATATCACCAGAAGATAAATTAAAAGTAGAAAATGGTTTATATAATGAACTAGCTCACATTGTTTATAAAATAATACATAAATTAAAAAGACAGTTTAGCAACTATAATTTCGATATTCTTGGAAAATCTGCTGGGTGTGGTGTTTCAGTATTTTTGTGTAGATTGGATAATTCCATTACAAGATTATTTTTAGCTGTTCCAGCAATAATTAACAAATTAGAAGAATTAATTCCGATTAAAGATAGAATAAAAAAATTCAAAATGCATATGGTAAAAGATGATGACACAATCAATTTTAGTAATTACGAAGAATACAATAGACAATCAAAAGAATTATTCGACGAAAACGTAATTGTTTATGAACAAGGAGGTCATGAATTATCAAGTTCATTTTTGGAAAATTTATAAAAAAATGAACAAAGAATAATACATTATTGTTTTATATTGGTAGTCATCAAAATGATCTTGAAAATATTTATAATTTTGATTTTATTTTTAAAGTTGATATCATCTAAAATCAACAAAATAAAGTTAAAATTAAAGTAGTTGATATTTTATTTACAAGTGATGATTTTAACTATTGGAATAATAATGATTGTTTAGGAAACAAGGACGAACGAAAAATTAAAAATGATAAAAGTATAATATTTTATTCTGATCAAAAAGAAGTGTTCGATAAAATACAATCATCCAAAAGAATAATTTATGATTTCGAGACATATGTTGAACATATTAACGACAAAAATAAAATAATATGTTCAACATCATTGGAAATTATGCAAGATAATTTTATTAAAAGTGCGAAATGGTTACATGAATGTTATTTTTTGTAATAATGTTCACGTTCTGGAGAACAAAAAAAAAGGATTTGTAAAGTCAACCTGATCACACACTTCGGTTGACTGTGTGGGTTTTGTAAAGTCAACCTGATCACACACTTCGGTTGACTGTGTGGGTTTTGTAAAGTCAACCTGATCACACACTTCGGTTGACTGTGTGGGTTTTGTAATTTTTTTATATAATTTATTTTTTGTTACAACTTCCATTCCACAATTTGTACATTGAATAATTTCATCAAACAAAAAAGATTTAAGACTTGATAACAAGAACATATTTATTTGTTACATTGATGAAAAAATTAATTTCAATTTTTATTATTTTTCCATAAATTAATAAATATGAATGTTTTTAATTTTTTTAAATACTGTAAATCAGCCATACATATTTGTCCTTGCACATGTAATTCCTCAAGATTAATTAATTTATTAATAAAAATTTGCAGGAACATTAAGTAACAAGCCAAATGGATTAATCATTTTTAATTTTGTTAAAGTAATCATATTTTCAGTAATATTGTCAACATACCTTATTGTTAAATCTGTGACATCATTAAAAACAGGCGATAGGTACCATGAATTTATATTACTATCACACTATTAAAAATAATAAAAAAAATTAATTATTATTTAGATAGTTGTGTTTATAAATGCTCATTAATTTTTGTTATCAATAAAATATCATCTTCTTTTATCTCATATAATCTAATTATGTTTTGAATATTTCTATTTTGTGGATTGGACAATGAT